TTTTTTTTTTTTTAATTTCGGTCACATGGTTCCTGCCTGATTAAGTATGACCCCCATGTGATCGCCCTAATTGAATAGGTGACTCAGAGGCCACACGCCAATCGCGGCCATTCACCTGACTGTCAAATTAACTTGCACCCTGACTGGCGGATGTAGAAGTCACGCGAATCAGGCGCACTGTATGAGCAACCGGCAGCATAAACTCAACCTGAAAACTGACCTTCCCGCTGGATGAAAGCGACGCAGTTCCTGCGCCTTGATTGAAAGCCGTCTGGATCGATTGCAAGCAGAGGGAGCGTTCAGTCTGGGTGAGGTGGTGCCGGATGTCATCTTCAGCAGCCAGGGGAAAATGTGGCTTCTCAGGCTTTTTCTTTTTGGCCTGTCCTCCCCTAGGTTGCTGGCGCTGGGACTTTATCATTGCACCCAGCAACTGGCACAGTTGATTGACTGGCTGGCCATTCCCCATCGGAGCTGTACTTTTCTTTTTCTTCTGGCTCTGGTTTTTACCGGCCATACTTGACGAGGTTAACCACTCCTCGTTTAACAGCTCGTTTGCCGCCCAGCACGAGGCTCCGAAGTCCTGGTACTAGAGTGCCGTTCACTGATGTTAGTCCGGGCTTTCTCACAGCGTATGCTCGGTTACCAGACGCTGAGATTGAATGGAGACCTGCAGCACTTTCTACGTGATGGGCAGGGGCCAGAATGTATCGCCGGCCAAGGCAACACAATCTGCATCTGGAAGTGATAAACTTCCATGACTCTGTGAAGCTGTAAACACCCCACAGAAGGGCGACAACAGCCCCCAGGGTAAGTGCGACACGGTTGGTGGATTGAAAATGCACATATGTCATGTATCCGAATGTAAAGGAACAGTTCAGAAATATTAGGATGTGCAACAGCCCCAGGAGTCGGCCGCGTGACACCTTAAGGGCGTATATCATTATAGGTGTGTATGTGATGCTAAAGGCTAGCACGAGCTTTTGTGCGGCGATAGGATCGTTGCAAAAATCGTCTAGGCCTCCCATTGCTCAGCCGAAGTCCTCGTCAAGGGTTGAGCTTTAACCCCTTCGAGGACGACATGTTTGATGGTGACGAGGTTGCCATCGACTTCGGCTTTGCCCAATTTTTCTACCACTATTGGAGACTTCCATCGATGAACTCTCCCCCGGTCGTCCACAATGAAGTTGGTAAACCGGGTACGGGCATAGCGGCAGGCCATGCAATTTTTAGCAGCACGGATGACAAAACATACGAACGCTGCGAAAGCACAAGCGCCGTAGACGCTGCAGAGTACGTACCGCCCGCCAACAAATCCTGCAGTGGATACAGCGCCGAGACCGAGCGCGTCAAAAAAATGGCTTGTTGTGAGAAAACCCAGTGAGAGGATATGAGTGGCAACCGGGTAAAGCACAAAGGTCTCGACTGCCCAACCAAAATGGCTGGACAACCAGTCGGTCCCATTCAGCTCGCATATCGTCAAGTTATATATGTATTGGTATGTCGAGCTGTCGCCGTTGCCATCGGCAAAGGACCAGGACAAGCCGGTACACAGCAAAAAAAGCCACCAGAAGCAAGAGTGCGGAGTCAAGAAACGCCCCAATTTGTGAGAACATCTCATATTGCCAAGAGAATGGCGAACAAACAAGCAATGGTTGTAGCCCACCTCATTGCAGATGGTGTCAGGAAATGCAGCAACCGAATGTGATCAATTACCAGATGATGCTGCTGGGTATGTTGGGTCACATGGGCCACATAATCTGTGAAATTGACACAAGCAGAAACAACGCCAGAGACATTCCCAAAGATGACTTTGAAGCCTTTCTCGCTCATTTCTGAGGCGTAGAAAAGGCACGCAGAAAGCATCAGCAGGTCCGCGTTGTACAAGTATGATTCGTCGGTCACGTTAGCCGTTATCGTGATGTACTGGGGAGTACCGACGGCTTCACGACATTGGGACGACTTTCCGAAGGAAATTTTCTCTTGCGCTGCTGAGACCCCGTGAGGTCGGAAACAATTGATGTCCTGAAGGACCATGAAACCGGCAGCCGCGGTCGTGTTGGTCTCAATATCTGATAGATGCGTCGAGAAACAGGGCTTACAGGCGAACGCCTCAGAAACCATGATATGTTGAGCACCAGCCAGGAAGAAAAGAGTGGCCGCAGCCATTCCAAATGGAACCAATTGCCCCCGTCTATTTGGTGGTGGTAATATGCCGCATATAATGCGGAGATGTTGTGTCCGGTAGATACGGTTGAATTGTGTCCATCATGCTCGGCACAAATGAACTGGTGTCGCTTGTCCACGAAGACGCGCGACACATTCCCTATCCCGAACAACTCCGGATGGAATTGGGCCGCGTAGGAAAAGGACAAAAAAGCCAGCCAAGCATAATAACCCTCAAGTTTGAGGTTGTCGTACCCGGACGGGATGGACATTAACAACTCATCATGGTCACGCTCCTCACACCTGTCATGCCCTATTTTGCACCACATGTTACGACCGGGCTCGAGCCTTTGGCGAGCCGCTTGACTGGTAGAACAGGGCATGCATATGGTGTAGTTGATGGTCAGCTCGAATGATGTGTTGCCGTGGGCCAATGGAAACCAAAAACATAGCGTAGAGCTGGAATTCGAAGCCAAAGCACTATGAACAAGGTAACAGATGAAGCCACAGAGGAAAAAATGGAAGCGTGCACACTGATGAGCCATTGTCTGAAATCGGTCAACTTGGGCCTCGTACCTGGCGTGGGGAAGATGAGCTCAACGCGGTCCAACGTGGTGTTGTACTGTAGGCTCACATTGCCAACGGCAAGATTTTTTAGCATCACGAGTCGTGAGCTGAGAAAGCGGCAAGAATCCGCCTCCACTGCGGCCAGGTGTTGGAAATGAGTAACTATATCGAGCCCTGACAGCTTCGTGAGAGTGGCCTCACCAACCACCTGCTTCCAGGCCGCTTGACCTGAATGTTCCATGGTCTGGTAAATGCGACGAGAGACCATCTCATCAATCAAGTGGGAAACTCGCATGTGCCAAAACATACCCAATGGGTGCTTGACTGCAAATTGTGGGACATCCGGTCTGCAGTTGGGCAACAAGCCTTCATAGGACCTTCGATAGTTCGGGAGAGTGAATGGCAGAGCGCGAACGGAGAAGCGCGGAGCAAACCACTCTGAGAAGAAAGACCAGTAACCATCCTGCGACGGTGAACCCAAACAGTATGGCAAGGAAAATGGCAATATCAACCACACTAACAAGGAACTCAGTGAAGGCGTCCACGAACAGCTGGCTGATTTTACTCCACAGTGACCCCATTGCATCACCCCGAATTCACGGCACTTGCCCAGGCGGCAGCCGGGGTTTACCTAGCTCTACCTGCAATTCTGTGCCAGGGGCAAAATGATACGTATGGTCACGAGCACGCCCGTAGATGGCGTGTGGGCGTTCTCGAACACAGTTCCAGTTATAGTCAGTGTAGTCCTTGCCGTCATTCATACGGCGTGCAAGGATTGCCCAATCCTCAGTGTTTTCAAAGCCAAATGCTCGCCTAAAGGGCTGCAACCCCAAAATCTTCCACTGCGGCCCGAGGTCCTCGAACCAGGCTGTTGTCAAAATGTTCTGGGCACCGTAATCATACGGTGTCACTGCCAGGTCGGCCCGCCAGTCTGTGGTTCGCACGACCTTACGGTTGGCTGTTGCCGGTCCTATACACGGATCAATGTATACAACGGCATCCTTGGGCAGCTGAATAAACCTGGCATAGTCGGGCAGCGCCGACCATGTAAGCCCTTCCAACTGGAAATAGGCGGTGGCTCCTTTCCAGACCATTAGTCGGACGTCCCTGAAGTCTAATTTGAGTTTCCAGCATTTTGATGCCGTCTCAGGTTGCAGATATGGCCGGAGTTCGGGGAGGTACACATCGGTGAGAGTGCACACGGCTTTAGCAGCCCTGCCGGGCGAACTTACTCCAACTACGGCAACAGAGTCCTTAGGCAGGGACCTAGGTAGGTATTTTGATGTAATGTGATGACACCCCCCAACCGTGGTACCTTTGACATCGCCAATGAATGCGTGGGGGAGTTCTTTTGCTGCCTCTTCCTCAGCCGCGTCGAGATACTCCCGACAATCTGTGGCTATACGCCCTGTTGAAACGAGTGTTTCTGGCAAGGCCTGGGGCTCACCCCTGATGTATAGTGTGAGATAGTATGACACCACACCAGGAGTACCAAGAAAGGTGGACGGCCCGACCACATACCCTGCACCGACCATTGGCTTGCTGTAGCGGGCATCAATTGGGCGCATACTAGCGACAAGTCGATCAGGCCACGCCCGATTATTCTGGTGGGTAACCACTGGCCAATGTGGCGCCAACTCTTTTGGCAGAGGTGCAAATGTTGGACTGTCCGGGGAAAAGTAAAACCCCAGGTTATGTGCCACTTGCGGTAGTGGCATACAGCTCCCTTCCAGACTGGCCGAACAAGCGGCTAAGAGAGACTTGCACCTCGGGTCTGATACTCGAAATCGAGATGGACCTGTCTCAAGGGCCTTCGCTACAGTTGTGACTGCATTATCCGCATTCAGAACTACCAGCTCATCCCCACGGCTGAACACAAGGTTACAATCAGTGCGCTCAGGGGTTAAGTTGAAAAACTCCTGGAGCTGGTTATGAGGGTCATAAATGAACAACCCGTGTCTTGCCCGAGTGATGGCTACAAGTGCTCGGGATTTATTTAGGGACTTTGGCGATGGTAGATGCAATGTCACAATATCAAAGGTGGCCCCCTGGGATGAATCTATGGTTATCGCAGAGCCGATGCGATCTTTATGGTATGGTGTCAGCACCTGACCAAAGGCCACAGGCCGGGTGGTAAAAACCACCCTAGTGTTCCTAGCCTTAGATTCAAGTTTCTCCCTGTAACAAGGCTGGATGGCTGCGCAGATGTTAGGGCCAAATCTGTAAATAGTGGTCAGCTGCTTCTGAGGCATCTGATCGAACACATAACAGTAGGAATCAAAGCCGACAGGGTGAAGTTGCTGAAGGTCACCCAAACACACAAGGGGTGTTTTGGAAAGCAGTCTAAGAATGTCCAGATGATTACAATATCCAGCCTCATCGAGGTATGATACTCGGCCAGGGACGTGCCCGCTGGCAATAAGCCTAACCCACGGCCCGGACCTGGCAGGTGGTGGGAAAGGGAGTCCTGAGGCTCCTGGAATGGAATACCTGCAAACTTTGAGAGCACTGACTATATCAAACATAGTCTGATGGGTGGGTGTGTAAATGACATCATCGTCCTGGACTTGACTCAGTAGCCAGGTGGTCTTTCCGGAACCTGGTGGCCCTACTATGAACTTGCTGAGTAGTACATTGCAAGCCACCTTCACCATGTTTATGTCTTTGCAAGTCGGCAAAAGAGGCACCACTTGGTAGTCCCCATCAGAAAGATCAACTTCATTGCCTGCAATACCCCTCTTGACTGCAACGAGACCTCGACGGGACTGGTACCTCCCCGGATCGAGGGCCGTTGTTTTATTACCCACCTTCATGATGACAGTACGAGGAGGTTTGTATGGAATTTGTTTTAGCACGGCATCAAGAGGGGATCTGCCAGCCCCAACAGGTGACTGACACTGCGAACATTCCTTTGAACCGGCATGGTGACCGCAGCTCAGAGTGACAGGGCAGTGTTGATGAAAGTGCGAATGGAACAAACACAAATCAAGCCCACAGGCGGACGCATAGTCGGCTTTGGCGTCGCAGATGCCGCAGTGGCGGAATTTCTTCCCTTCATTATGACTTCTCAGCTTCTCCCACATGGACATGAAAAATGCCGGACCTGGGAAGCTATAACCATCCTGGCGGGCGCACCGGGCAATACCGCAGATGAGGTCCTCATACCACTCAGGGTCATGGTCAATGCAAGCACATGAATCCATCAGGATTGCGGCAGCAGACGCATAATACTCTGAGGCGTTCTGCGCCTTCATGTGATATGCAAGAGCAGCCAGGATGCGGTCGCGATTGGGGACTAGCTGTCGCCCTGCCTCAATTCTGCAGCCGAGGAAGCTGGGTTTATCAGTTATGACGGTTTTCTTTGGGTCCGTTCTGAAACCCAGCATCAGGTCAAGGTGCTCGACCCACCAGTGGTAATTGGGAAATGTGGGTCTTTCAGCGTACAAGACAAGATCATCAGAGTATACCAACATAGGCTGAATTTCAAGGAGGTCCTCGAACTTGAGCTGTTCCTCGAGGAACTTAAGACCAATTTCATGACCCATTTTCAAGGCCGACAATACCATGTGCTGGGCATAAATTACCAGTGAATATACGGTGTTGGACACACTGGTGACGGGGTCCCCGGACGACAGGCCACCGCGTTTTGTGAAGGCACCATCCTGTGTTGCCACGAGGTCATGGCAGCAATTAAGCACATAGCTAGGCAAGTACTCTTCACATCCTGCAAGTTCATACAGGAGGTTGGCAACAAACCATCTTACAATGGCGGGGGTGCTGCGGTCACAGGAGGCCAAGTCGGCCTCAAGACACCTGCCGGCGACAGTGCAATGCAGCTCCTTGAATTTGTTTTTCCCCAAGGCAATTGGGGACTTCCAAGCCTTCTTCATGAATGCCTGGGTGACACCACTGAGCGCCGATCTGTGAGCCAAGGCAATAAAGTTGTTGGTGCCCAGGATGGTCCTGGTTTTGGGCTTGGAACAGTACTGTTTCTTGAGGGTGCAAGGTGTCACAGTTTGCCAATTCTCCTTGACAGCGCGGGCACACATTTCATCAATTTCAGGTATGCTCTGAACGTCCTTTGTTGGGAACCTCTGGCCATTGATCCCTGCCATAGAGTTCTTGGCGGGATAGGTTGATGGGAGGAACAATGGCGGCGCCTTACCAATATGGCCAAAGATGAATCTGCGTACTAGGCGTAGGACCCCAGGCAGGACAAATCCTTGGGTGGATAGGTCGTATTTTTGGAGGTCCTCTGCAGCAGCCTTGGAAGTGCCATGTTTAGTACACATAAAAGGGGTGTCAGGGCGTGAATCAAGGTACTCCATGACACTATAGGGCACAGTAGGGACATAAAGCTCGAAACCATGTTGAAGAGTGGTACCTAGTGTGGATTTACCATCAGACACGGGGGCCCCGTTGGGGTGCAGGCAACAAGCCGCGTGGATTGCGGACTTGGTGTCTTGAGGAGTTTTGTAAGGTAAATCTCCAAACCTGGTATTGATAAGGCGGCCTTTATGCCGCTCAGGATCCCCCCTAACAGGATAGAGCTTGTAAGGGAGTTGGAGGTTCGGGGCGTCCCCGCGCCTAACTTCACATGCTTGGATTATTTGCTTGGATAACTCGAGTTCTGCCTTTGTGGGTGCGGTTTCAAAATCCCAAATAGAACCGTCCACGCCCATATTCCCGGCCCCATGCCCTGGTTGAATGCCGGGTATTGTGTCAAGTCCGGGTTTCAGAAGAACGTCGACAAGGGACGGTGGGTGAGGTCTCATCAAGATGACACCGGAACATAAGTTTGCCACAACAGCGTGGCCCTGCTCAGTTGATTTCTTTACCTCCACCTCGGAAGTGACTTTTAGGTCTAAAGGGCCTAAGGTGAAAGTTCTGCTGTGGTATTTTATAATTTTTACCGCCGTTTCAGTCACAACTAGGCCGCCGCGGCCACAGCGGGTCAAGCCGCTGGCGGCTAACAGTTTAAAGCCTGTTCAGTGGTCAAACCTTGGAGTTGACTAATGATGCGCTTTAGCTTTTCCACCTCGGCAGCTGTAAGGTCGCAAGTTTGGCCCATCCCAGCGAGAGCTTGCTCAAGGGACAGCTTGGCAGCTTCAAGGCAGTTGTCAGGCTTGGGGACCAGAACCTCCTTACCTTTGATCAGATACCTGTTATACGTAATACCGCCGATCACAACAGTGCCAACAGGGGTTTCAGACTTTGGATCAAATCCCTGTTGGGGGGTGGTTTGCACACCCTCATAGTCCCTGTCTCTGTAGTCGGCTGACCTGTCCTGAAAAGCATGGTCTTGGGTGTACCGGGAATCATCCGTGTAAAAGGTGTCACCGGTAGACTTGTCCCAAATTTTGCAGTAAACTTTGCCATTGATGTTGTGGAAGCCGAGGGATACACAGTGTTTCTTCATCCTCTCGACTTTAAGATCGTCTTCCTCGCTGCGATGACGCGGACCATTCTCAAAAAGAGGGGTTGGTGTCTGGAGTGGGATGCCGGTCAAGGCGTCCACGGGTGTGTTGGACACGACAGTACAAACACTGAATTTGGAGCCGCCTAGGCTCCGGGTCTCTTGCACGGACACAGTTTTCCTTTCAGTCCCCACATTAATATCGAGGATGGATCCGTGAGGATGTTGCCCAAGCAGAACAATCACGTCACCTATGTCAAGGGACGGGGTGGCTGTTTCAGCAAAGGCCTCGAGCTTGGACAAAACTCCTTTCATTTTGTCAATCTGAACTAGAGAGGCCAACTCTTGGCGCAGGGCCTTGGCATACGCTGCTTCAATGTACTGGCCGGCAGCATTTTTCATGTTTGAAGCAGATACAAAGCACTTGAAGTTCGTTAAGCTGGACAAAAAATCAAGGTCAGCCTGTGACAACTTGCAAGCTAAAGCAGCCGTTAGGGACTCGTTATTCATGCCACAGGACTGTGAAACACCTTTTCTGAGATTACCCTCTGCAAAATACCGTAGGAAGAAGGCGCTTGAAAAACTCCCATCACCAACCAGCATGTTGTGGAGGCACCGGTATTTGAATAACCACAGAATCACACCGAGGGTATGGAGTCCACCAATGATGATGGTGGGAACACAACTGGTCATAGCAAGGACCCTAGGTAAGAAGCAGTATGTCGAAAGAGCTTGAGACAATTCAGACAATCTGCCAGCAAAAGTCCCGATTTCAGCTGCCAAACCGACGACACCCCCGAGTGCGTAGAACGCCAGAGAAAGCTTGTTGCGGTTGAGAGATGCCGTGAGGAGTCTAATCATCAACACCTGTGCAGACCAGGGGGTGGCCCATGCAAGCACAAAGAGTGCAAAAGAAAACACGGCTCGGACCAAAACTGCTGGAAGAATTTCATTCAGCAAAAAGAAGCCCACGGCAACAATGGGTGTCCAGGCATGGCCCATCATGCGCCAGAGAAGGAAAAAGACACACAAAAGTTGAACGGTCGAGAGGCCGCCTTCCACTACAGGGACGGAGGCTAGGAGCGATGCCAAGTCACTCGGAATGGATGTTACATCAGGGATGATGGCCGGACTCAATTTAATGTCCCCAAGAGGAACGCTTGGGCCTGCAAAATGTCTGGAAAGGTCAGAGAGCTTGGTTTCTTTGATGGTGCAGGTCTCCCCTTCAGGGGTTGTCACAAGACCAGAACCAAGTTTGTTTGAACCGGTGTGGATTCCAATAAGATCACCAGATTCTGAGATGACGGGTGACCCCGAATCGCCGCAGTTAGTAAAACAGAAGGCGAACCCTTCCCCAATGATACCGGGTTCGACACCAGTTGATGTTTGCCAGTAGGCACGACCGCGGTACCCCTTCGCAACCTTGACCACAGGGGCAACGCCCTGCCAGTCATCAGCATGGGACCAGGCATAATCACCATTGGTCTTGAAAGTGTGCATGCGGTTGTAGGAGTCGCCGGTGACTCTAGCTGTGTCGCCGTTCAACACATGGGCAGCAGTGACGACAGTTCTTCTGCCATCAATGGTGAAAACCCCTCCGGAACCAAGGGAAGAGCCTACAACATTCACGGTGTTAAGGCAGGGTTTATGAGTCCTGAAAGCACCTTCGAGAAGGGATCCAACTGCAGACGGGGTGAAGATTAAAGTTCGCCCAGTTAAAGCAGCTCTCCGGACGGCGGCCATATAAGTGCCTTCTGGGGCTGTGGCCACAGCAGCTGCACCACGTGGCCCAGAGGTGTACTGGTGGATGTCATAAGGTGTAATAATTCCGGCAACCTGGGTAAAGCGGCCAATTGCCCAAAGAAGGCCAGTTATCCCTAGTGAGAGGATGCCGGCTGCTGGCAGACAAAACACCAAGAATGAGTGCACCCAAAGCATAGTAAGAGGGTGAAGGGTAACCCACTTCAAGAGTATAGGAAAGAAGCAGATTAACCAGGAGCTCATGGGCCAGGCGTAAGCACAAAAAGCCGAAAAGACCACTAACATGTCTGCCTTAAGAGCCATGCGGTGGGCCAAAGCAGTCAAGGAGACGAGCACCAAAATAAAAATCCCCACCTCTCTACCGGAGAGTTGTGCCACGGCTGAGAACAATGGCAGGGTGACCCCGTCGGCAGACACACAAAGTCGAGAGGAGCACACAACTCCGGGGCCATAGGTAGGATATGAAAAAGGATTTGAACACCATGGGTCAGCGGTTCCTCGGCCACACACTTGAGGTGATGTGAACCAAAGACCGAGGATGAAATGAACAAGAGTCCACGCAGACACTTGAGCCACAGCAAGGGTGTAAGAGGCCCCACCAGTCGTTTTGGTGGAGATAGAGTTCCTGGGGGGGGTCTGATTTAACTTGGCAAAGTTGCCCCGGCCCAGAACCAGTTGTGCTGTCGAGTAACCGCAGCGAACCGCAGCCACAAAAGTGTCCGAATCTACCACAACCCTGCAATCTGGGTTGACTGGAACTTTTGGGAAAAATGGGGCTGAGAAGGGGATCTCGGACACACGAACGACCTCAGGTGTAGGCTGGTCCACGATGGCCCCTCCCGCCTGCAGAACTTTCAGGCATTTGATAGCCTGACTGGGATCGTATGGGACAGCAACCACCGTTTGGGCAGACATTTTCTTTTCATCCAAATTGGCATAAGCTATGGGCTTTTGGTGTGGTTGATGGATGGGGCTCTCACCACGCCAGCACCCGCGCCAACCCGTTGCCAAGTGCACAGGATCAACCCCTTTTGGCGTTTGGAATCGATCACACAAGGATACAAGAGAGACACGGGTGGCGCGCGAGAAAGGAAATACATTAAGAGCCACCTCCGCAGGAGCTGTCCTTATACACTTTCCCCAACACTTGTGACAACGCCCCTGGGACACCACATAAACAAGAGAAAGGGCCAAATCTGCAAGCATGCATAAACGTAGGAGAACATGCCAGAGATAACGTGACCCACCGAGTAACTTGCCAAGAATGACACATAAGAGGCCTGAGGGGCCGACCACAAGGCCGCGCACAGGTTCCCAAAGTTGGCGCTGCTCAAGAGCCAAAAGCTCAGCATGACACTCCGGCGAATCGTGGTCACAAGAAGAACCGACTGGGTTGGATGGAGTCGAGAATAAAAATACAGCAAAAGCCATCCAAGAACCAAAAACACCCAGACGAACACGCCGCAAAGAACCAGAAAAGACACCCAATAAGGGAAGGCATCCGAGTATCGGGTAAGAACGACAGAGCAAGAGAGCAAGTAAAACGACACCTGCAAACAACCAATCACCTGGAGCCATAGAGCCCCGCGGCGAGAAAAGTGTGAGCATAAAAGCTGGGAGGTGGGAGAAAACTTCAAAAACCCATGTCATAAGGCGCTGGCTGATAGACCCCGCGAGACGGGTGCCGGAAAGCATAAGGCCTTTCCAACTCCCGCCCGTGCTCACTCGACTAGGAAAATCCGGCGCATGGGGTGGCCCATCGGAGGGGGTGACATCTTCTTGCTGGATATCCGTAGGCGGAGGGACGATCTGGTCAAGCACTGGCCCAACCGGTTTTGGGGGGGGGGTCACACTCAATTTCCTATCCCACTGTGCCACCAGTTGCTTCAGGCCGGCATTGTCACTAGCTCGGTTCTTCCTGGGAACAGGAGGCGGTGTGTCTTGAATCATGTCAGGGAGGAATTTGAGGGACGCAAGAATGCGACCAGCTTGGAACTGCGAGGTGCAGCGCCAAGTTTTCATGTCCACCCTATCCCACATTTTGTCGAGCCACTCCCTGGTGGCTGGGGTTGCACGACTACCGGGCTCACAAGCTTGGAGGCACTGTTCATATACCCGGTTCTTTATTTTTGCATGGACATCGGCAAGTGGACCGCCTCGGTCAATTAAGGCTTGTGCGGAGAAACGCGGGCGCTTGAGTTCGGCAAATTCGAAAGGATCGACTACAGAGAGGGCCTCGTTCGAAGTCGTCAAGTCGACAGGGGCGTCAACCACCGGAGCATCTTTTGTCCGGTCAAACTCGATGACAGAGCTGGATTCAGAAAGCTCCCCGAACTGAAGGGCTGAATCGCCATCAGAGAAAGCATTTCGAGGCTTTACAAAGACAGGCTCGCGCCTACCGTGGACCCAGCCAGGGTCAGACGCGGTGGCCCTCACTGGCCAAGCGGCCAGGGATAGATTTAAAGGCTGGTCCAGGGTTTGCGCATCAGATAGATCCAAAGGCGAACTGCTGTCGCCCGACTCCGTGCCGCAGTGCTCAACATGACAGAGTATAGGCCCCGTCGGGACAAATTCTCGAACGGTGACGGGGAGGGCACCGGCATCAGAACCTGGGTTGTCGGGTGTTTGCTCTCTCACAAGGGTCGTTGTGGAAGCTGGTGCTGGTTGGGACAAATCCAGTGGTTCGTCTTCCCGGCTATTGAGCATGTTTTCTTTCATGGGGTCTGAGGGGGACAAATTCCCGCCTACCAGGTTAATTAGACCAGCTGAGACCAGAGCACCTTCATGAGCATTCCCGACTGCCAAACCACAACCGCCGAGCTTCAGTTGCTCACCGGCAACCACCTGTACCTGCTCATTGTTAGGACCCTCGGCAAGGAGTGCAGAGTGGACGGCCTTGTGGCCACTCTCTTGAACTTCTTCCGGGGCTGCTTCCTCGAACTCTTTTGCATCCGGTGAACACAGGACAACAGCAGCGCCGGAACTTTGGGGCCTTTCCTGAGATGCTGGCTCGAAGTCGGCTAAAACATCCGTAGGGAAACACTCGTCCAGGGACACAGACGGGGCCTTTGAGGATGGAACTTTAATTTTTGCCAGAAGGGCCATGGCCTGTTTGGAGCTCGGACAATCCTTCAACATCCTCTCAACAGCATAGATGAAAGCCCCTTCCGTGGCACCGCATTTTTGCGGAACAACCTCTAATAGTAATTTATACAAACTAGAGAAGCCGGACCGCTCTGGTGACGGGGAGGTCAACATTTTGTCGAGGGTCCAGAATTCCTGAGGAGGTGGATTAGCAAGAAAGTCAGCAATACCAGAGCTAACACAATCGGAGGGTAGTCTGTAAGCAGACGCCAAGGCCTCGAGTGCACGTTTAGGTAGCCCGTCTGCTGGATAAGGCGGTGCGACACAGCCTTCAGAGCAAACGCCAACCACACATTCACGAGAAAGGGAGCGAGGAGCCATTCCAGACCTCACCTCTACCTCCCAGTGAACTCCGTTAAGTTTTATAAGGTACTTGGCGTTAGGACAGGCGCGATTCCGAACCACGGTAGCAGGCAGTCGTAGACATTGAATCGCCTGAACAAGATCATAATCAGAAGCCCAATCATCCTCTGGTCTGTTGTACTGAGTCAGAGGGGACGTGAAGTCACCATTTATCATCCGGTTCATTATGGCGGCAAGGACATGCCAACCACAAGACCCGTCTGTCGGTGGAGAGTAGGTGGTAATTCCACAGGTGGGGACCGGCAGGGCAACCTTGGGGGTGGGAGCCGAATCCTTCTCACTTTTAGCGGCACGCTTAGCACGAGCCCGTTTGCCGGCAGCGCCATACCACTTATGCGCTCCAAACCGAAAGATCCGGGAAGTGGTAGGCTCTGTGTTCGGCACAATGCGAAGGGATGTCAGGCGAACGAATCCTGGGGTGACATCATCATCCAGAGTCAGGTGCCTGATCCAAGACTGGGGGCAAGACAGCGCTTCAACGTGAATGGGACCATCAGGATCGACTACAGCACGAATGCCGCGAACTTGAAGCCTGCGCTGGAGGTACTTACCATGCACGCCCCACTTGGTTTGGTAACCGAAGGCGTCAGCTAGATGTTCCTCATGGCAGCGCACTTCGACCGACTGGCCCAAAAAGCAGGAGAGCCAGCACTTGCCATCAAACACGTCGGGGTTCTGGACAAGGTGACCGCAAGAATGAGACGTGTTGAAGGAAAAACCGTTCTCAGGGGACTCAGTGAGCTCCCAGTCGGCCAGGTCGACAGGGTGATGAGCAGGAAAACTCCGAATGAGGATTTCGACCTGACGTTCTAACTCAGGCGGTAGTACCTCCAGGGCGGCTGAATCATCGGATTCCGGCGTCCACATCATGCGAGATCGACCGTTGAGGGAGGAGTCCGTGAAAACCACAAATTTCTTCCACCTGTACACGCTAGAATGAGCCTCCTCAAATGGACAGAACGGCTGCCGACAAGCCTGTTGAGGCAAAGGCGAGTTAGTCAACACATGGGTGGCACCAGGGAACGGCTGGTCGGATACGTGCATGGAGTTCGCAAACAAACCCATCCCGGGCACGGGCCCCGTGATCGGGTACCAGTTGCAGCCGCGCTCGTAAACTTGGAGTTCACGAAGGTGTCGAGGTGCCAAGCAACCGTCACGGTACAAAACATCAGCAACCTTCACAAGTCGTTGGAGGAAGTTGTGATTGCCGGAGGTCATACGCGCCAAAGGGAAAACAGCTGAGAGCCAACAGCACCCGGATGGAGTACATTCCACCTGAGGGATGCCGATAGGGACTTTCCAGTGAAGCTTGTCCCTAGGCTTGTAAAACAAGCCAACTGCACCGAGGTCAGTGTCCTGAAGCTCTGGAGAGAGAAGAGACCGCGCACTGAGACACCGTGTGCAAAAGACTTGGCCGGCGTTCCAAAATACCCGGGCAGCCGGGGTGCACATGCACCGGGAGAACGTCCCAGACATGGTTAAAGGGTGGAGATCCCGTAAAGCAGGTGCTCTCCGGAAATACTCGGGAGGTCCTTCCCGCTGCAAGGGAGCAGCAGGCGGCGCACTCGCCCCGAGAGAGAAGGATACCTGTTGGGCTAGAACAGGGGCCAAGGGGTGGGGCGGGGCTGTACCCACGCCTCCAAGGTACACAAACACTAGAAGTGTCGTGTATGTAGGGGGAATACCCTACACATCAT